CTGGAATCATCTAGATTCTATCTAAAGGACACCAAGAATGTCTACCATCGTGCTTGACTCGCTGAACTACGTTGGCGAGGGCCTCTTGAACGGCATCAGCCGGTTTGTCGAACGCTCTGCTGGCGTGGCGCGGTTCTTCCGCGTCCTCACCAACAGCGTGAACTACAACAAGACGTCCGAAAGGACGAACGTGAAGTGGAAGTTGGTACTTCCCTTCCCGTCGGCCACCCCGGAAGAGTGTCCCTGTGACGGAACAATCCCGTACGCGGATACGATCGTGAACATCGACATTCGTGTTGATGGTCGCGCTCCCGTGGCATACCGCGAAGACATCGTGGATGCGATCCAGAGTCTCGTTGCGACGGCCCAGTTCACCGGGTCGATCGAAGCGCTCACTCCAGGCACCTGACCTCTGTCCTAGACAAGTCACACCACAAGGATCAAAAACCATGAAGTCGGTGAAAACCTCAGGTTTCACAAGAGGCACGCGCAGCCCTTACCGGACAAAGTCCGGGAGCTGCAAGGACCAGGCAGGCCACCCGGCCCGTCCTCCCTTTGTGCCACTCTCGCGGTCAAAGCGGAAAGTATCCCGCTTGCATCAGGCAATTCAGTCTGCATTTCCAATGCATGACTTGCGTGCCCTTTCAAGTTCGACTATGGATGAATATCTCCGAGTTGCGCTTGGTTCCTCTGATAGTAGGACCATGAAGGATAACTACCTTCTGGCCTCTGTGTTCAAGAGGTATCAATCCGTTGACACCGATAATGTGGAGGCGAGAGTCTCTGCTGCCATCGATAAGTTGATGGAGAGTGAGGTCAGATGTGCAGAAACGAACCGGGTCTTCGCGGGCGGTCTTGACAGATCGAACGCGCGGATTCCGATGAGTTACCTGCCGCTGCTTGCACGGGCGAGGAAGCATGTGTCCCGTATACTCGGCCGGTTTCGACTGGACGAGTTGCCTACAGCATGTAACTTCACACCTGGTGCGACGACGGAGTTTACCCGGAAATCAGGGCAGCTCCATAACAAGTGGTCCAAAGCGACACACTGTACGTCGCGAGCTCGGCCTTACGTTGAGGCATTCATGCGCTGGTCCAGAATACCGGATCTCCGGCGTGATTTACTGATCAATGAATGCAACACCGTATTCACTGTACCAAAGAACTTCGATCGTGATCGGACGGCTTGTAAGCCGGTGACGTGGAATGGGTTCCTCCAATTGGGACTCGGCACCATGTTGCGACGCCGATTAAGGAAAGAAGGGCTGCTGCAGCCGGACGCCCAGGAGTATCATGGGGTCTTGGCTAAAGTTGCTTCAATTGTCCCAGGTCTTGTGACCCGAGATCTGGCGTCTGCCAGCGACTGTGTCGCTGTTGGATTGCTTGAAGCGCTGCTACCCAAAGAGTGGTTCGATGTTATTATGGACCTCCGTGAGCCGATCGGTATCCTTCCAGACGGTTCGACTGTCTGGTGGGAGAAGGTTAGCTCTATGGGAAACGGTTTCACTTTCGAATTGGAGACCTTGGTCTTCTACGCGTTAGTGAAGGCTTGTTGTAGCAGGGAGAGCCTGGTTAGCGTTTACGGGGATGACATCCTGTTCCCGTCACCGCACACGGATCGTGTGGATGAGCTCCTGAGCTTCTGCGGGTTTAAACCTGTCTAAGAGCTTTGGTCCTCCTTCGCTGTTTCGTGAGTCATGCGGTGGTCACTATTTCGGTGGTGACAATGTGAAACCATTCTACATAACACGCCTACCTGCGACCATTGGGCAGATCATAAATTTGCACAATGACGTAGTTCGGTGGGTGGGTGACCGCCCCCGACCCGATCACTTCCTCTTTGATATCTGGCGGCTCTGCCGTGAGATAGTTCCAAGGGAGTATTGGGGCCCCGCTCCGCACCAAGGTGTTCTATGGGCGGAATGGGATGAGG